CCGAGCCGATAGATGTCCTTGATGAAGGCGGGCTTGTTCGCCAGCCCCGTCTTTTCAAGGAGCGCAAAGGTCTCGGGGCTGAAATTTTCCTCAGCGAACCGCCAGACCGCCTTGCCGCGCTGCTCGTATGCGGCGCCCCATTCGGCCTTCAACGCGGCCTCGGTGTCGTCGATTTCCTTTTTCTCGGCGAGTTCCCTCGCCCGGTTCGCTTCGATGTTCTGCGTCGCCCCTTCGGCGACGAGCGCCATCAGGTCCTCGCGTACGCCCGCCGCCTGCGCCCTGTTCAGGCCGCGCTTGTGGGCGATCGCCGCAACCCGCTTGTCCAGTTCGGGATCGTACTTCAGCCCGTCCGGGACCTTCTCCGGCTCCTTGAAGCCGTAGTCCTCGGGCTTCTCCGGTCGGCCGAGCTTGGCGTAGACGGCGTCCCATCCTTCCGTGTCGCCTTCCTTCGGGATGGCGATCTTGTCGGCGCCAATCATCCGTTTCGTGTTGATATGCGATTTCGCCAACGCCTCCAGGCTCGTGAAGCTCGCAATCGACGGATCGTTGCGCACATCTTCCGGCAGCATCGTCTTCCAGTCCGCCGCCGTTTGGGCGGGAGGCTGCACCACGGGCGCGGCTTCGGTCGAGGTAGTCGTTTGCACGGCCTCTGCATTCACAGATTCCGCGTTACCCGCTTCAGCGGACGCGTTCTCGTCGGTCATCAAATGTCCTCTGCTGTTTCCTTCAACCGGTCGATGGCAAAGCGTGCCGGCTCATTGGCGAGCAGGCTTGCGATCTCGATCCCGACCGACCGTTGCCCTTCGTTGAACAGGGTGACGTTCGGGTCGCAGGTTGCGGGCATGGACGGCGACAGGACGTGGCAGTATTCGAGCAGGTAATTGATCACCCGCCTGCCTTCCGCCGTCCCGTCCACGATCTTGAAGTCACGCGCGGCCTGTTGCCGCTTCGTCTCACGCGCCATTGGCCTGCGCTGCGAGCGTTTCGGCCGCCTCACGCGGCAGGAACGGCGCCCGGTCGAACTCGACCGAATGCAGTTCGCGCATCAGTTCCGGCGTCACGTTCAGCCCGCCCCGGTTGCGATCCGCGACGAACCAGAACGGCCAGTCATCGGAGCGCTTGGAAGCGCTCCGCGCGTAGTACCGATCCATGATCGCTCCTATTGCTGCTGACCGGCCATGGCCGCTTCGGCGAACGCCTTGGCGCCGGCTCCCGACTTCTGGAACGCTTCGGCCGCCTGAACCGCGGCCGGCAGGGCCTGCGTCATCTGCTGTTGCTGCTGGCGGGCGGCGAACTCGTCGTCGTCGAGGATCAGATCGGCATCGACGTTCATTTCGGTCGCCATCCATTCGAGGAAGCGTTCCGAATTGAACCGGGCCATGATCGAGGGATCGAACTGCGCCATCTGGCCGGCGATCGTCAGCATGTTGACGGCGGCATCGACCTTGTGGCCGCGCTGCGCCTGTGCGAGCGGCGAGACGTATTCGACCGTGAATTCCTGTCCGTCCAGTTCCGCCGGCTGCTCGGGGAATTCCCCGCTCCGCGCCAGTATCCCGAACACGCGGCGGATCAGCGGGCCGAGCAGTTCGCTTTCCATCCGCCCGACCACCGGCCCAAGCAGGCGCATGGCCTGCTCGACAATCTTGGAGTACTCATAGGCCGTCATCTGCTTGTCGAGCGCCGGCTGCATGATGTCGGCGTAGAAGACCTTGAGGATGCGGTTTCGCAGATCCTGCATCATCTCAAGGCTGATCGGGATGTCCGCGCCGGTCAGGAGGGGCGCGATCTCGCGCTCGCCGCGGTACAAATTAAGCCCGCCTGGAATGGTTCGGACCGGCCCTATCATCGCATCGTCGGGAACGAGCAGCGGCGGATCGACGATCTTTTGCGCCGCCCGGATCGTCGTCTTCATCATCTCCTGAAGCATCTTGACGTCCGGCAGGGCCGTCATGCCCGGAGACCGCCCGTAGCGCTCGCCGGCCGCCTTGTACCAGCGGGGAACGGCATACGGGAATTCCTCGAACCCGCCTTCCTGCAGGACGTGCTTGCCCTTCTTTTCGATGTAGAGCGACGCATAGGGCAGGTTGTCGGGCGCCTTGACCTTCGGATCGCGGTCGGTCCTCGGATAGACCGCGTGCAGAAGCTCAACGGGATCGTCAAACTTGCCGTCGCGGTACTTCTTCTGAACTTCGGCGCTCGCCTTGTCCGGCCATTGCTGGACCACCTGGCGCACGTTCCACGTGAAAGCGCGGATCACGGTGTCGACCACGCCTTCCGAATTCTCGTCGATCACGCATTCGCCGAGGAAGCGCGTCTGAAACAAAAGGTTCTCGCGGGAGCCGACGCCGATGAACATGATCCCGGTGCCGAAGGCGCCCATGTCCATGTAGAGTTCATGCAGATGCGAAGTGACGGACGAATCCGGCGAGTGCAGCTTGGCGAAGATGATGTCCTCGACATCGCCGAGCCATTCGCGGACCGGGTCCATCTCGTTCAGCGCCGCGTTCGTCGTCTTGATCGTGAACCAGCGGGCGGCCGGGTTCGAGGCGAAGCCGTGCAGACCGGAGGCGAGCAGTTCCAGCGCCTGAACGCCGGTCGCGTCATAGATGCGCTGCATCCGCTTGTCGCCGGGCGTGCGCATGGCGTTGAATTGCGACCGGCGCGGAAAGATGACCTCCGACACGTCCTGCCAGTGTTCTTCCCACTGGCCGCGCGCGTTCTTCAGCGCGTCGAAGCGTTGGCAGAGGCGTTCGGCGTCCATCAGGCCCCGCCGAGCGTCTTCTTGGTTGCGGAGGCCGCGACATCCTCGTCACGCAGCCGGGTCAGGAACGTGTCCCTGCGCCCGACGCCGCTTGCGAGCGCGCGGCGCTGCTCGCTGATGCCCTCGAACACCGCCTGCTTGGGATCGGGCGGCAGGGGTGCCGGCTTGGGTTTCGGTACTTCAACGCGGCCAAAGCACATCGGCGTCATCCTTCGTCCATGCAAATTGCAGATAATCGGTGCCGTCGCGGCCGTAGCGGCGCAGCGTTCCCTCGACCCGCGCCCCGCAGGCTTTGAGCCATCGGTGCGCGTCGTGATGATCGATGCGGCTTTCGCACTGGAGCCGGTGCGCGCCGCGCTCCAGGATGTACGGGCGCAGGACCCGCACCCCGAACCGCGTCATCGACAGGACGCCCTTCGGCCACTCCGCGGTTCCGAAAGACCAGATCGACCAGACGCCGGACCAGATCGGCGTTACCCCGACAATGCCGACCGGGCGCCCCTTGATCTCCGCGATCCCCGCCTTGCCGAAGGCCGCCGCGACGATGACCTCATCGGCGAGACGGTCGGGGCTTTCGTGATTGCGGTTGTTGAATATCTCGGCAGCGTCTATCGGCCGCATGTTGCAGCACAGATAGATCACCGCCGAAGCGGTTATGGGCCGGATCAAAGCTCCGCGTAATCCATCTCGGCACGCGCCTGCATGTTCGCACGCCGCGCCGCCTCGTCGACGTTGAAGATGTCGTAGTCCCCCTGCGCCACGGCCTGTCCGACCACCCTGCGCGCCCGGTCGGCGATCAGGCCCGGAAACAGGTCCGTCATCGCCCATACCAGTGCGTCGAGGCGATCCGGCGAATAGCCTTCCGCCTTGCGGTCGAAGTCGGCCGTGAACGTGCACATCTGGTCTTCGAGCGCTTCAAGCTCGCCCACATGGCGCACGCGGCCCCGCGCATAGAGTGCTGCTATCGGCTCGGCGCGAACGTACTTGCCGCGCGATGCCTTGACCAGTTCGACCGGAGCATGAGGGTTCTGCGCATGGATCGTCTCGGCGACCATCTCGCCGCCCTGGTTGGCCTCGGCCACGATCCGGTCAGCCTTGTAGTTGTGATAGAGCGTCAAGGCCACGCGCGCCCATTCGTGCGGCTTGTAGATGCCCGAGCCGTCGGCGAGCACGTATCCCTGCCCCTTGTCGTCCGTCGCCGCGACGATGATCCCCGTCTCGTTCGACCCCTGCTCGCTGGAGATCGCCGGATCGACGGCCACGACCACGCGCCGGAAGTCCGGCAGGTCCGTCTCGTTGATGACGAACAGGCGCGCATTGTCGATCATCTGGCGGTTCCACAGCGCGTCGGAGGAATCGCCCGAGAATTGCCCGAGAAAGAACCGGTCCCGCTTCGCCTTCGGCAGGAGTTTCAGTCCCTCGATATAGGCGTGGTCCAGGTTCTCGGCGTTGTCGCCGGGGTTCAGGACCAGATAAACGTAATCCTCCCGCTTGACCGCCCGCTTTTCCAGCGGTTCTATGCCCTGGACGAAAAGCTTGTGCGTCCAGTGGCTCTGTGTCGTCGGGTTGAGGTCCACATAGTTTTTCAGCGGCAGGAAATCCCCGTCGCCCGCCGTGACCTTCACCCGCTGCGCCAGACGCGTCATCAGCGTCGTGTGCGCGTCATAGCTGATCTCGGAAGCCTCGTTCTCGTAGATCGTCGCGAACTCGCGACCGAGCACCTTGTCTATCCGCTCCTTGTCGTCGAGGCCCGCGCACCAGACCTCCGAGCCATTGTCAAACCGGAAATAACCGTCCTGTTCCATCCACCGGTATTCGGCGGTCGGATAGGCCAGTTCCATCACCTTCGGGAAGGTGTCCTTGGCGATCGACTGCTTGACCGAGACATTCGTCTTGCGGAATATCCCGTGCCGCGATCCGGCCGCGCGCAATGCCCTTGTCGCCACCGCATAGCAGAGCAGGAATGTCTTGCCCGAGCGTGATCCACCGTAGAGCAGGCAATGGCGAGCCGTCGACTTCAGGAGGTTTTGAGCCTCCTTCTGTCGCTTCGTCAGTTCGAACAAAGGCGCTACTTTCTACCAATGGTTGGTATTACCCCCGTGTCCGGGAGCATTTTCAGCCCATCGGTTCGATAAATTGCAACCGGCGGTCTATAAATCCGCCGCGTCCTTGGCGATCTGGACGATCTGCCCGGAATGATTCAGTTCGCGCCGCTCGGTATATTCATCGCGGAAGCGCGCCTGCATTGTCGTTTTCCATGCGGGCGCGTTGAAGTCCTTCGAATGAAGGCCATCGAAGCCGATTTCCTCAAGCTTTGCCTGCATGTGGACCTTTGCGCGCGTGAAAGCTTCTAGAAATTCCGCGTGCTGTTCCGCCCAATTCTCGATTGTCTGCCGGGAGATGTCGAAGTGCGCGCACATCTGAGCGACGGATTTGCCCTGCTTCCCGAGTTCGACCACGATTTCGCAATAGGACGGATCGTATTTGCTCGGGCGTCCCGCCGGCATCATCAAAGCTCCGAATCCATGACGTATTCGACGTCA